TTAGAACAAAAGCAGCTAATTATCTAGATGGGTATCTCCAAGACTTTAGAGTCACAAAAGGTCTAGCAAGATACACTTCTAACTTTACCCCACCAACTGCAGAATTTGACGGATAAAAAAAAGAGGCTTAAGCCTCTTTTTTCTAACGCTACAATGGCATATTAGTCAGCCGCTAGCGACTTAAAGTAATCTTCTAGATCATCATCATCTGTTGACGAACTAGTAGAAGATTTATCAAAAACTGCACTAAACTCTTCTTGAGTGTCAGTTGTCTCAGCAGTAGGTACTGATACTTGACGAGGTTGATCCTGCTCTTCTACACCTGCACCAATTGTTGACATTAACTTAGCATTTAGTTCATCATAAGATTTAAATGTAGATGGATCTACAAATTCATGTACGTCATGCTGTGCATCAAAAACTGATTCAAGTTTGCTTTCATCTTCAGATAAAGGTGAAGCTTTTTCAAACTCTGATGAATCATAGTTCCAATAACCTGATACAATTTTAATCTTAATACGAAAGTTAGCGCCTTCAATTAAGTCAAATGGGTTTACAGCTTCCTCATCTGCAAACTCAGGTTGCATAGAAGCCATAATCTTATCAAAGATTTTTTGCCCAAACTGGTAAATCATTACTTTACCTTCATTAGAAGGATTAGCAGGATCTTTTAGAACCATTACATTAGTGTAATAAGAAGTACGACGTTTTTGTTTACGTGCTACATCTTTATTTGATTCAATACCTGAATTCCACAGTTTAGAGTTATACTCAGATACAGGGTCTTGTTGACCAATAGTAGTAAGTGATTTTTCAATGTACCACTTACCTGTTGGTCCTTGAAAACCATGAGAGTATACACGCACCCACGGTGTTTTATTAATATCTTGACCTGGTAAAAAACGAACTACAGCATAACCTGTGTTATCTTTACCCATTTTAGGTTTCCAGATACGATCATCATCACCCGGACGGTTTTCAGTATTAACTTCTTTTTTGAGAGTATCCGTCATAGTAGCAAATGCGTCTTGACGGTTTTTTAGATAATCTTGAAATGACATATTCTATTCTCCTGTTTCGATGTTTCGTCGTTTCGTTAAAGTAAGACATTGCGCGCAATGTCTATAATATTTATAAAGTTATTTTGAAGTTTTTTCTTAACAAAAGGTTTATACTTTTTAACTTTATTAATATATTCAGGCCATACAAAAGGTACTGTAACCGTTTGCTCATGTTTTTGTATGTATGGGAAAATATCATCTAAAACACATATCGTCTCTAAAGAAATTGATCCGTTAATACAGCTTTTGTGAATAAGAGGTATCTTATCAGGTTGACTTGAAATCATAACTGCTGGATTGTTAATTTTAATATATTGTAAATTTTCTTTAAAATTAACAGGAAACATTCTATATTTAGCTCTATATTCTTCCATTTTAGATTTAGACATATTTCTAATCCATTCTTTAGAGTTATCTAAAAAATGAGCTACAAAAAAATCTTCTCTATCTTCTTTACGAATTATTTTAGTAAGTTTTTCAAAGCTAAACATATCTGATCGAGATGAATAAGCATCTTTTGAAGCTTTAACTTTTCCATTATATAAGAAATAATCGTAATTAGTACTAAAATGCCTTTGCAAAGCTAAGTACATAATATAAACTTCATACCCTTCTTTTGTCATGCTACCCTAGGATTTTTATATTTAAGCATATTAAGTTCCATCGCATCTAATTCAATTTTTTCTTTAATCACTTTTGGAAGAGCTTTCTTTACAGATTCAAACTCAATATTAAATTTTTCACAAATTTCTACAGTACACTCAATATAATTTAATTCTGGAGAATGTTTCTTAAGACTTTCAATTTCATTAGAAAGATTTTTTATTCTTTTTGAAATTTCACTATCAGTATTAAACATTATTGTTCAAACCCCGTTTGTGGAAAATGCTTATCTAGTGTTCTTGTTGCTAACGTAGTTAAGTATTGATCTATAATATGTTCGTTTTTATCTTGGTAGTAATCGCGTACCATTTCTAAAATTTTTTGTTTATCTTTATCTGCTAATTCACTTGTTTCTATAAAAGTAGCAATATCAGTAGCAGCGTTAGCAATATCAGATGGTTTGAGAAGATTCATACTGCTTTATCCTTTCTTTTAACTGTTCAGTCCAATTAATAATATCTTTGCCCTTAACAAAACACTCTTGTACAGAACCGTCTTGAACAGAAATTAATACTAATATCTGTTTTGGTAACATACCAGTCAACTCATAGAACGATGTAAAGTAAAAACATCCTTGCATGTAATAGTCTTGTAAATAAGATTCTCGCTTAACAGACTTTGATGTCTTAAAGTCAATAATTGTGAGTTCTCCGTCATAATCTGCAACGCAATCAACAGTTCCGGCGACATGTAATTTATGAGAGAACAATCCTGATTCCAGTGCTCGAACATTATCAATCCTGTCTAAGTAAGGTCGAATTCCCCTAAACAATAACTCACCAGAAGTAGAACCAAGATCATCCAAAGTTTCATTGAGCAAGTAATTCTCACAAAGTTTATGCATTGACGTTCCACGTGTTGTTGCAGCTTTTGTAACTTTATTTGCATGCTCTTCTCCCACTCTTTTACGCCACTCTTTAAGCGCAGTAAGATCTTTAGTTTTTCCAAGGACAGTTGTAATCGAAGGATATTTAGTTTCCTTATTAATTGCATAACGCCTACCTTCCTCAGTATTAATTTGTTTAAGTTTAGGTAGATCTACCCATCTGTGATTGAACTTTCTTAACATCATCTATATCAATAGTAGCATCTTTTAATTCAAACATATAATCTAATAATACATTTTCTAAGATACTTCTTAATCCTCTCGCGCCAGTTTTTTGTTGTTTAGCTAATTTAGCAATTTCATAAAGTGATTCATCTTTAAACTCAAGTGTATTCTCTGAAAAACTAAATAATTCTTTATACTGGTATATTAAATTATTATCTACTTTTGAAAGAATATTTACTAAATCTTCTTCAGTTAATTCATCTAATACACCTATTAAAGGTATCCTACCTAATATTTCTGGTATAAAACCAAACTGTTCTAAATCTTCAGGTTTAGCATTATGTAATAATCCCATATCAGAAGTTGTTTGATTTAATGATGCACCAAAACCAAAATTAGTAGTTGGACCAACTTTTAATCTTTTAGCAATAATCTCTTCTAAATCAATAAAAGCACCACCAACAATAATTAAAATATTTGAAGTATCAATTTGAAATTTTACTTTAGCGAAACCTGTAGCTCTCTCTACTTCAACTTTAGTACCTTCTACAAGTTTAAGTAATGCTTGTTGAACTGATTCACCACCAACATCTCTATTTTTACCAGGAATTTTTCTTTTAGCAATTTTATCAAACTCATCAATAAAAATAATACCTGTTCCTGCCGCATCATAGTTACCTTGAGCTGCATCTACTAGACCTTCTATAAGAGAATCGACGTCTTTACCTACGTAACCAGCAGCAGTTAAACTATTAGCATCTGCTACAAAACACGGTACTTTAAGAAATTCAGCTAATTTTTTAACTAAGTAAGTTTTACCAGAACCAGTAGGTCCTAATAACATAAGGTTAGTTTTGTCTAATTTTTTTTCATAATCAGATTCTTTAAAAATCATTAACCTTTTATAATGATTATGAGCTGTAACGGAAAGCATCTTTTTAGCTTTATTTTGACCTACTACAAATTTATCTAAATACTCATAAATTTCTTTAGGAGCAGGAAGATTAAATAATCCGTTTTGCACTTCCTCAAAAGATAATTCTACTTTATCTCTTACAGCAGCTAATTTTTTTTCAAAAAAAGCTTTTTCATCATTAGAAATAGTTTTCATCATATTAAGTGATCTACCGCTTTAGATAATGGATTTTTTTGTTTAAGTAAACGCATTCTATCTTTAAAACCTTCTGGTAACTTACCACTATCAATAGATGTACCAGATATAAACGATGGTGTACTTAAAGTTCTTTTAAGGTTAGGATTTTTTTTTGAAAAATTATCTAATTCAGAATAATTCATAAAATGAGATTCTATTTCACCTTGTTGATTTATAAAATTATAAGTAGGCATTAAAGTGAATTCTCCTCATTATCAAACAACTTTCTAACTAACATTTCATAAAATTCTTTAAATGACTCATAATCATCAAACATTTCTGGATCTGAATCCATCACGATTGACAACTTGTTCCATGCAACTCTTCCGGCTTCTATAACGTCCTTATTATCTTGCATTAATATCTCCTAAAAGTATTATAAAAAATGGAATAAATAATTTATGCCTAATACACTATTTAATAGATATAAAGACCTAGCTGCTAAAGCAGAGATCACTATGGGTACAGAAGAATCCATAGAATGGTTTAGAAATAGAATTCGAAAAGATAGAAAAATTCGAAATCATAATTCTGTAGCAGATAACTTTAAAAGAGAGCGGCCAGGCCCTGGTAAAATGATGACATATGTTTATGATCCTAAAACTAAAGATAAGCTTAAATATTATGACACACACCCTCTTATTATAATGTTAGAAGTAGCTGAGGGAGGATGGTATGGTGCTAATTTACATTATCTACCACCTAAACTTAGAGTAGAGATATTAGAAGCAGTTAGTTATAGAAAAACACCATTGAGAAATATAGCTAAAGCTTTAGAAAATAATAACATTACTAAAATTTGTTTAAAAAGATACTTAATAAGTCAAGTAAGATCCCAACCAGTTACTATTCCTAAAGAAGAATGGGAAATAGCAATACAATTACCTTTTGAAAATTTCTTAAAAGTAGCACAAAGAACTGTTTGGAGAGATGCTAGGAGAGTTAAATGAATATAGGTGAGATGAAATCAAAACTTACCACTCAGGGTATCGCTAGAGATAATAGATGGTTATGTAGAATATACCCACCTCCTGGTTTGTCTAATACAAATAAAACTATATCTAATCTTATTTCTAGAGGACCTTTAAAAGTAAATGTAAATTTACCAGGACTGGATAACTTAGATGCAGCAGCAGGTCAAATTAACCAAGTGTTAGATGTTGCTAATGGTGTAATAGGTACAAATTTACAACTACCAACTATCGGCGCGGTGTTATCTAATTTAAATGGTACATTAAGTTCTATTAATTTATTTTGCGCAAACGCGCAAATACCAGGAAGAGATATTTTTAGTACAGAATATAGAGATTATGGTGAGCCTAGACAAATAGGTATTAGACATCAACACAGTGATTTAACATTAGTGTATTATAGTTCTGAAGATTTAAGAGAAAGAGCATTTTTTGAAAATTGGCAAGATCTAATTTTTAATCCTAAAGCTAAACAGCATGCTTATTATAAAGAGTATGCAGGTAGAATGGAAGTTTCAAAATATGATCAAAGCTGGAGTAAAGAAACAGCAGAGTATAGGTTTAATGAAGTTTACCCAACAAATGTTGGTGTACAAGAATTACAATCAGATCAAGGCGACTTACTTAGACTAACAATGACGTTTAAGTATTATAATTATGAGAGGTTAAAATAATGAGTCAGCTAAAGAATATTAAAATTAATACTCCTACCTATAGAGAGATTATTCCTTCTACTAAAACAGAAGTAAGTATTTCTCCGTTTAAAGTAGGAGATGAAAAAATACTTTTAATTGCATCCGAATCTAAAGACCCTAAACAAATGATTGATAGTCTTAAAAAAGTTATTAGTAATTGTGTTAAAGGAGTAGAAATAGAAAATATGTCTGCATTTGATGTAGAGTATTTGTTTTTAAAAATAAGATCTATTTCCGTTGGTGAATCAGCAGATATTTTTTTAACATGTAAAGATTGTGAAACGGCTAATGAAGCTAAAATAGATCTTACTAAAATTGAAGTTAGAGGGCTTGATAGTTTTAAAACTAAAATAAAAATAACTGATGATTTAATGTTTTTAATGAAGACACCTGATATTGATAGTTACACTGGTATTGAAAGTACTGCAGAAGGTATCATACAGTTTATTGCTAAAAATGTTAATAAAGTTTTTTACGGGGAAGAAACTATTGATATTGGTATGAATGAAACTCAAGATGTTATAGATATTATTAATCAATTAACATCATCTCAATTTAAAGATTTACAAGATTACATTTCTGGTGTGCCTAAAGTAACTTATGAACTAGATTTTGAATGTAAACACTGTCAGTCTAAAAACGATGTAAAACTGGAGGGTCTTGCGGATTTTTTCTAATATGCCTCTCTCATATTGACTTAATTAGCTATTATAAGTTAATTTTTAATATGAAACAGCATCATAATTGGTCTATAAATGAAATAGAAAATATGATACCATGGGAGAGGGAAGTTTACGTTTCGTTACTTAAACAACATATTGAAGAAGAAAACGAAAAGATAAAAAAACAAAATGGCAGATAATCAAATCAAAACATTAGGTGAGATTAAAGATTCATTACAAAAAGCTAATGAAGAAGCTAAAAAAGCTAATGATTATTTAGAAAGAGCAGACAGAAAATTTACACCTGCTCAAATTGCTGCCATGTCTACAGGGCAACAAAGAGCTTTAACAGAAATTAAAACAGATGTTAGGGAAGAGCTTAACAAGCAAACAGATGCTATTACTAAATTAAATTTAGAAAAACAAATACAATCAGGATTTTTTACTAGTCTTAGTAAATTTTTAGGCGTAGATTTTGTTTCTGAAACTTTTAAAAGATTAGAAAAAGTAGGTCAAGGTTTTACTCAAATTAAAAAAGGTTTTAAAGATTTAGGTAAAGCCTTAGCATTAGATAAGCTAGGTAAAAAGGTAGGAGGTTTTTGGGATTTTCTTAAAAAATTATTTGCTGTTGGTCTTTCTACTATAGGTTTTATTAAATTTTTAGAGGGTTGGAATAAAGCTGAAGAAATATTTGGTAAGTCTGCTGGTTTTGGAGAAAGACTATCTGCTGCTCTAGCTAACGTTATAGGTTCATTTACAGGTTTAACTGATGGTGAAATAGAAATTTTAGCTAAAGATATAAATGTTACTGTTCAAGGTATATTTGCTTTCGTTAAAAAAGAATTTAATGGGCTTAGTGAATCAATAAAAGCAGCGTGGCCAAATATTAAACAAACTTTTGGTGGTTTTATAAAAATTCTTGAAGGTGATTTTATAGGTGGTATTACAGATATTACAGGAGGAGTTATAGGTGTTGGTACAGAACTTTTAAATTCTGAAAGTATGTTAGCTCAGGCTGTTGTAGTTCTAGCTGGCATAAAATTAGTAGGAGCTGCTATTTCTTTTGCTGGGGCTATTGGTCCTATTTTTACTGCTTTAAGTACTATTGGTTCAGGTATAGGAACTATATTTACAGCCTTAGGGGGTAAAGCAGCTTTTACAGCTGCTATGGCAGCTATAGGTCCTACATTAGGTTCGTTATTAATACCACTAGGATTAGCTTTAGCAGTTGTAGCGTTAATGAAGACATCTTTTGATGGTATTACTGCAGGTATGGAAGAATTTGATAAATCAGGAGATTTTTCTAAAGCTTTTTCTGTAGGTATTGGTGCTTTTGTAAAATCGTTACTTAATATTTTGAGTTTGGGTTTATTAAGTGATGAAACACTACAAAAAGTTCAAGACAATATAAGTAAATTTTTAGATCCAATATTTGAAGGAATAGCTGGTTTGTTTAAAAGTATATGGANTTGGGTAAAAGATGCTTGGGATGACGTCACTTTTAATATTAAAGATTTTCTTGGTATGGATTTATCTCAAGCGGAAAGACTTAAAAAAGCTGATAAAGATATTGCTGAAGCACAAGCTAATATATTAGAAAAAGAAGCAGCAGTTGGTAATTCTAAATCTGATTACACCAGAAATAAAAATCAAAGATATTTAGATGAAGCTAGAGTAGAATTAGAAAAAGCTCAAAAAACTAAATTCGATTTAGCTAACCCTAATGAAATAGATAATAAAATACTTCAAAGCGGTGTCTCTACATATAATGATTATATGAATTCGTTGAGAGCAAATAATGAACTTACCGATGAACAAAGAATGAACGAGTTGAAGGAAGCTAACGAAGCAAGAAATAAAGGACAAAGTTTCCAGAATTTCCAGAATAGTCAGGTTACTCAAAATAATGCTATTATTCAGAAAATTAGACCACAAACAGATTTAAGTATAGCTAATTAAGATCTTCTTTTAGGCCTGTTAGGTTTTTTAATAGTAAGTGATTTCATTTTTGGTTTTTTACTATCTTTACTTTCTGACATAAGTACAGTCTTATCTGTCTCCCAAGATAATATACCCAACTCTTTTAGCTTATTCTCTGTCCAAACTTCAAACTTCATACCATTACGTCTACAAAATCTTTTAGCTGTAGACCATTTTTCTTGATTAATAGCATAAGTCATTATTTCTTTTAAATATTTTGGTGTTTGTCTACTAGGTGTTTTAGGTCTATGAATTTGAATTTCAGGCTTAACCTCAATTACTCTTACTACACCTGCACTATCTTTTATAATAAAATCAGGATAATATTTAGCTATACCACCTCTTACAGGATGTTCATACATTACAGATAATTCTTCAGAACCCCATTCTAAAATTTTAGGGTTTTCATCTAACCATCTCATAACATTTCTTTCCCATAAAGACCGGTAGATAACGTTTTCTCTATCTCCAATGTATTTTTCTGGGTGTTTGAAGGTAGTAAATTTTCCTTTATAAGCCATAATATCCTTATTAAATAGTGTACGAGGTATTTATATATGTCATTTGATTTTAAAAGTTTAAGTTTTCCGAGAAACGTAGGTACTGATGAAGTTCCTAACTATATTAGATTTGTACCAAAAATTATAAAATACGGAGGTACTAAATCTTTAAGACAAGGAACTAACGCTATTGGTGCACCATCTTTAGGTGGTTCTGCAAGCTCTATTAGACCTAGTTCGGTTTTTACAGGTTTAGGTGGTGTACAAGGTAATATTCAATCAGCTATAGATAATATTCAAGCTTTTGGGGACGGGGTAAATTCTACTATTGGTAATGTCACTTCTGCAGTTCAAAACGCTTCTAATCAATTTGCAAACAGCTCAGGTTCTTTTACTGATTTGGTAAGAGCAGGTGGTACTGTAATAAACAAAGTATTAGATGTAAAAGTAGATGATTTATTACAAGGTTTATTAGTAGGAAAAGATACACTTCAATCTGTAGGCAGTATTAATTTATATTTACCTCAAAATTTAGAAACTAATTCTTCTGTAGACTACGAAACCGCTGCTATTGGTGGCACCGGTGCAGCAGCTGCAGATGCTTCTAGAGCAGAAAGGTTAGATGCTTCAGCTTTAGCAGGTCAATTAATTCCTGGTGCTATTCAAGATCTTTTATCTTCAGGTAATAGAAGAGCTATACTTGGTATTGCTACTAACAGAGTTACTAATAATTTTTCATTTCAAGTTTTTAACAGTGTACTTCATAGACAGTTTGCCTATGAGTTTAGAATGATGGCAAAAGATGAAAATGAATCAAAANCTATTAAAGAGATTTGTGATATGTTTTTGTTTTTTATGTTGCCTGCAAGAACAGTAGAAGGTAATATAGGACTTTATGAAGTTCCTTGTCAGTGGGAAATAAATTATTTACGTAAAGGTTCGCTGCTAGCATTTCACATGCAGCCAAAAAATTGTTTTTTGCAGAGTGTAGATGTAGGGTATGGAGGAGATGCAGGTAACTCTACTTATAATGACGGTGCGCCTATGGATGTAACTATTAGACTACAATTTATAGAAATTGAACCTTTATACAGAAAAGGTAATGCATTTACCAATACAGCAGATGGAGATAATGACCCTGTAGATTCACCAGCTCGTTTTACAGAAGATCCAAATGAAGTAGTTCAAGAAGGTGATTTTTAATGAGTTATTTTAGTCAATTTAATAAATTGAATTACACATTTCCTGATGGCTCAATTAGATTATTTAACAATTTATCTATAAGATTAAATTTATTAGATAGAGTTAAACGAGAAGATACAAGATTTGAATCTTATTACATTAAAGACGGTGACACACCTGATATTGTAAGTTATAAAATATATGATAGAGCTGATTATCATTGGTGTATTTTGCTCGCTAACAATATTTTTAACATTTATAAACAATGGCCTAAAACTAATTCTCAATTAGAAGAGTATATTATAGAAAAATATACTAAACAAAAAAATAAAAACGATTCTGATATAATTTTATCTAGAACCGCTTCTTTAGAATATGCAAACTTTAAAGGTAGCCCATCTAACGGTTATGAAGATTCTGATGGTGTTTATGGAGTTATATACCGGCCTAAACATTTTATAGATGATAATAATAATATTTACTCTTTTGATTCAGCTTTTGGTGAATCTACAGATGCGTTTGGAAGAACAATTATAAGACCTTCTCTTTATCCTGTATCCTACTATGAATTTGAATTTAAAGAAAATGAAAAAAATAGAACTATTTCATTACCAAGTAAAAATATGGTAGAACAAATGGAGAACGAATTAAGAAAAATACTTAAGGGTTAATTATGTCAGATCCTAGTTATCAATACTTTCCAGGTAGAATAAAGATATCTAATGTAATTATAAGCAACGGTACAGATACAGTTGATATTACAGAGTTGTTTAAAGAATTAAATCTTAATTCCAGCGTTAATAATATGACTGTTACTGCTGAGTTTGTTATATCTGACGCAGTTAATTTTTTTCATAATTTTAGACCTAATGCTGGTGATACAATTACAATAGAAATAGGTTATTTTGATTTTACAAAATATTTTAGTTTTAAAATTGTAGACGTTAGAAATATATCAGAGTTTCAAAGACAGAGAGCTTACGTTTTAAATTGTGTTTCACATTTTTATTATAACGGTATGTATAAAGATGTTTCTGGTGCTTTAAGGGGCACCACTTCTTCTATTGCTAGAAGTATTTTTGAAAGTAATAGTAACTTTGAAAAATCTAATATATGGGAAGAAAGTGTAGGAACAGAAAAAATAGTATTTCCAAAATGGAGTGTTAATGAGTCTATGAAATGGCTTGCTAGAAGATCAGCTTGGAAAAATGATAGTGTAAGAATGAAATTTTTCCAAGATTCCAATTTAAAGTATAATTTTATGCCAATAGAAAAAGCGATTGAAATATACAGTAATGAACCAGCTTTTAAATATGTTTACAATATAGTTGCAGGAACTAAAGGTAAAGATCAACTACCTAATTCCAAAGATACTTTATCTGCAGTCAAAGATATTACTTTTCATGATAAGCAGTTTAATATTGTTCAAGCATTAAATTCTGGTAAAATAGAAGGAGTAAGATTTGCTCCAGATATTGTTAAAAAAACCTACAATCCAATATCATATAATTATTTTGATCAGTTTAATCCAGACTTATATTTAAACAAACTGCCACAATTTAATAAATTTAATTTTGAAGGCGGAATTAATCAATATGATGTTAACACATCTTTTACTCAACCAGAAGTTAGTGATTTAAATAAAGTAAGTGATGCGAGTAATATAAAAAGAACAAGCATAGATCTAAGTCAAGCGATTGATATTGAAGTAGTAGGTAATTCTATCATAGATATAGGACAAGTAATTGAATTAGATATAAGTTCTCCAGAACCGGTATCAGAAAACAGAGATGGGAAAATTGATAAAAGATTTTCAGGTAAATATTATGTATATTCAAAAAGAGATGTTTTTAATGAAGACATCCAAAAAATAGGTTTAACTTTAGTTAAAGAATCACAGATAGGTTTTTAAAATGATTTATTCAGGCGAAATGGTATGGTTTATAGGAGTTGTAGAGGATAGGAAAGACCCTTTGCAAATAGGTAGAGCTAGAGTCAGATGTTTTGGTATTCATACAGAGGACAAAACTATTCTACCCACAGAAGATCTTCCTTGGGCGACAATGATGTTACCTTCTAATTCTGCAGGTTTTGGATCTATAGGTCAATCTGCAACAGGTATTGTTCAAGGTGCTTGGGTAGTTGGCTTTTTTACTGATGGTAAGAGTATGCAACAACCATTAATTATGGGTGTGTTGCCTTCTCAGCCATATGAAAACTCTGATAAAGGTTTTACTGACCCTGATGGTGTGCATCCTTACAGTACAATATATGATAATGATCAACCTTTTTCAGCAACTTTTAATTACAAAGAACATCCTTCTTATTTTACCAGAGCAGATATAAGAGTAGAAGATATTGAAACAGCAATACCTCCAAAAGTTACTACTGTAGCAGAAGACAAAGATGATTCTTATTACAATAGACAAACATGGTCTACTCCAGATGTTATGGAAGGTAGTTCTACCAGTTACCCTTTTAACAAAGTTTTAGCTTCTGAATCAGGTCATACTATTGAAATAGACGATACACCTACTAATGAAAGACTTGCTCAGTTTCATACTTCAGGTACTAATTACGAAATAAATGCTAGCGGTAATAAAACAGAAACTATCGTAGGAGATAATTATCAACTTATACTTAAAGGTAACAATTTATATGTAAAAGGTAATATGAACATTACTGTAGATCAAGATGTAAGAATGTTAGTAAAAGGAAATTATCATTTAGAAGTCGAGGGTGATTACACTCAAAATATTAAAGGTTCAAAACATACTAAAATTAAAAATTCTGAATTTAAAGAAACAGGAAATGATTTTGTAAGTAACGTTACTGATGATTACACTCAACGTATAGGTGGTATGGAATTAAGAATTGTAGATTCAGATATGAGAACTACTATTACCGGTAATGAAGAAAGAACAATTAAAAAAGATTATGGAAGAGTTGTTATTGGTAACACAGATCTAATTACAATTGGAAATGAAAACAAAGCAGTTACTGGTACATTAGATATTAAATCGACTAAAGATCTAACTATTGAAACAGAATCTAATATGATAACAGATGTAGATAAAAATAAAACAGTTTCTGTAGGTACTAGTGGTTCTGGAAATGTAACAGAGAATGTTAATGGTAATCAAACTACAACAATTGTAGGTAATTTAGATGTAGATGCAGCGAGGATAGATTTAAATTAATGCCAGCAGTAACTAGAGTAGGTTTAGATAGTCATGTAGGTCATGCTTCACCTACACCAAATCCATTTCATCAGACAGCATATGCAGTTGGTTCTCCAAACGTATTTACTAATAATGCCAAGACTGTTAGAGTAGGAGATACAACTAGTTGTGGTGATCCTGCAACAGGGGGTAGTAGTACTGTTTATGTTAATAATATAAGCGTACATAGATTAGGTGACAGTACTGGTGGTCACGGTTCTTGGGTTCCAAATGCTTCGGCTTCTGGTTCTCCTAATGTGTTTGCTGGAGGTTAATTATGGCATGTACAATTAAAACACCAACCGTAGCAGAACAAAGAAATTTGTTTAAACAAATTAAAAATGATTCTCGTTTTAAAAAAGCAGAAGCAAAATTAAACGATATTCTTAGTAACGGTATTGGTGTCGATAAACTTATGGCAGAACAAAAAGCAAACGGTAAAAAGAATTTTATTACTAGAACAATAGTTGGATCAGGTGATAATGTTTTGCTACCTTTAGATTATGTTGAAGTAAAAGAAGTAAAAGTTATGTCACCAGGTTCTAATGTTTATAGTAGTAAAAATAAAGGAATTAATGATGGCTGGATTATTGGAGAAGATGAAGCTTCAAACCCTGTTGTATATGTCAAAAAAGCTGGTAAAAACTTTAGTTATAAAAAAATTAAAGTAACATACACTAAAGAAGATGATGCTGAAAGAAAAGATTTAAGAACATCAACAGCAGATTTAAAAAAAGCTGCTGCAGCTTTTAAAGGAATTCAAAGTGGAGATACATTAGCAGCGCAAAAATTATTGGATGAAAAAATAGCAGAATTTAAAGATAATTTTGAAGGTGTGTTTGATGGTACAACCTCTATTATAGATAAAATTAGAAAAGATTCTAATATACCACCTAAAGTAACAGATGCTGTAATTATTGTAGATAAAATAAAATATGAACCAATAAATGATAAAACAAATGCAGTGTCAAATATAATAACTCTCGACAAACCAACAAGTATTAAAAAAGTTTCTGCTAGAAAAGCAGGTACTGATTTCTTTTTTAATGTTGTACAATATAAATTTTTAAAAGATTCGGGTACAATAATTTGTGATAATTTATATGCTCAATATAAAGTTGAATATAAAGGAGAAGGAAGTGAGACTTCTCAAGCAGCTTTAGAAGGAGCTAGCACTAACAAATTTCCTTCAACTCAAAATGTTTTAGATGATGTTAATTCAGCTTTTGCAAGTGTAGGAGGTATAGTAGGAAACGTAGCTAAAGAAATTAATACTGCAGCATCACAATTTGGTAAAGATATTAACTCTTTATTAGGTGCTGCTCAATCTGGTGATTTGTTAAACACTGCATTAGCTAATGCAAATAATGAACCTGCGGTTTATACTGTAGAAACCACTGTAAGGGATGATACGGGTACAAACGCTATAGCTTTACCTGATCTAGCTGGCGGCGCTAACGGTGTAGTAGAAGTTTTGACTAAAAAAGAAGGAAATAATGTCTTTTCAAAAATGAATAAGAGTGATAACTTTGGATGGAGAGTTGAAGGAACAGATTTATATTTGTATGAAATAAGAGCAGCAGTAAAAGTAAAATATAAAAAAGAAATTGATCCACCTGTCACAACCGGTGTACCTCCTATTGATCTGACAGAAGACACTCCGTTAGATCCTTGTAAGCTACCTGCTATAGGTGTAAAAATTATTAAAGAAGAATTTAAAAATCCTACAACAGGTAAAATAGAAGAAAAAGTTATTAAAAATAAAGAAAACAAACCTCAACCTAAAAAAGAACCGGTAATTAGAGCTGAACCAGAAAATAACGTAGCTGAAAGTCCTACAATTGCTAACGCTCAAGCAACTGCTTCATCATCTGGTTTTGTAAAAGAACCAACAGAAACAGTTTTAACAGAATTTGATTCATTTAGAGATGCTTGGAAAAATAGATTAAACACGTTTTTGGATATAAAAGATGAAGAGTGGTTACCTAGTTGGAGAGAATTTAAAGCAGGACCTCAATATCCTTTGTCTACTCGTTTTCCTAAAGAACCACGAAGCAGGAGAGGTGTAAGACAAAGTATAATATACTACGAAGAAGGCTTTGGTTCACTAGAAGAAAGAGCAGCTATTGAAGAAATGATATACCAAATAGGTATTAAAAGAGCTTATAGCCGTTTTGGTTCAGATATGAAAACTTTAATAAGGGATTATGCTATTCCTTATGCCAGAGATCAATACTTAGGGGTTAGATCACCTGCAGCAGAATCTAGATATAAAGCTCAATTGTTTGTTCTCGAAGATACTAACTACAAAGTTCCTGTAAGAGTGTCAGGAAGTTTACCAGTAACAGACCGATATGATTTGCTACCTGATGGTGTGGGTATATGGAATAAAAAAGGTTTTAAAGATTCTACTCAATTTGCAAACAACACTGTTGATTTTTTAATAGAAAACATGAAAGTGTATGATAAAAAAATACTTTATAAAGACGGTGTTGTTGATAAACTAATATTTGGTGGACAAATTACTTAATAAATAATAAAAGGAGTTAGATTATGATTGCAACTATTTTATCAACAGCGCTAGGTTTTGGTACATCATTTGTCCCAAAACTACTCGATTTTGCACAAGATGCTAAAGACAAGAAACATGAACTAGCGGTCATGAGCCTTCAGATTGAAAGAGAAGAAAAATTACAATCTCAAAAAGCAGAAGCTATGTTACTTCAATCAGAAATTCAAAGAGAAACCGCTTTATTAGATCATGATGCTAAATCAGCTGAGCATGCATCAACATGGGTTAATAACATGCGTTCTTCAGTTAGACCTGTTATAACTTATCTCTTTTTTCTTTTATTTTTCTTTGTAGAAGGAGTAGCTGTTTATGTAGTCCTTCGAGACGGTGGTGATGTTGCAACAGTAGCAAGTACTTTATGGTCCGAAGAAACCCAATCAATTTTTGCTGCAATTATTGCTTTTTGGTTTGGTTCAAGAGCAATTAAAAAATAAATAATATAAAGGTTTAATTAAATGGCAATAGTTACTATAAGTAAGACTTATCCAGGTGATAGTGAAGCAACTACTATCTATTACAACACTTCTATAAATGTTAGTGGAGGATGTAAGTATTTTAAATGTGATGCAGAAGGAAATATTTTAGACAATGCTACAACTTACAACATGAGATCTAATTTTACTCCTAAAGGAAAAGCATTTCCTTTTACTAATGAATCTGAAGTTGAATCTTGGGTTAATAAACAAGAGGGAATTGAATAATGGCACTTATTTTTAACACGTTTAGAACCGGCTCACAAGCCGTTGTAGAGGATCCAAGACCCGGACAAGATTATATTTATTTAGATGGCTTTGCATACGATCATTTAACACTCTCTCCCATTTTTGGTAAAACTTTATTAAACACTACATCCTCAGTTAGAGCAGACTCTGTTACTGGATATAACACTACTACAGAAGGTTATGTTTATGATGAGCATATTGGTAGATACACTATGGATGGGATGGCACTATCTAAAGGTGTTGCTCAACCTCACCATGTACATCAAGCATATGGCTCTTACCAAGCTTTAAATAGTGAATGGAATACCGGTTTTAGTGAAACACCGGTTCATAGACATATGGACCCTATGTATAAGAACCAAGCTGTAAGAGGACCTGCTATTTACTATGAATCAAATAATGAACATATTGTTTCCTCTTCTGGTGGTTTTAACAGATACTATAATGTAAGATATTGGGCTGGCGGAGCTAGTAACAATATGCATGACAACCCTGTTGTTGCTGGTGCATCAAATTCAACATCTAATGCTGCACAAACTGGTGATGGTAGTTTTAGAACACCTTTTGCTTATACTACTAATTTTAGTAATGAATATCAACCTTTAGATCATGGATATTGGACTGTTGGAGGCACTGGTTACTATATAGGTGGTGGCAACAGATCGACTGCTCCTTCATCAAACGCAGCAAGAAGACCAGACGATACATGGGGTTATGAACCTATTTGGGTTGCTTCAGGTAATGACCCTTCTACTGCAGCTTTGTCAACTAATTTGAC